ACTCGGCAAGCCCGGCCAACAACGATGGATTGGTGGGGTTTGTAGGTGCATTCCAGAACGGGTCCGGTTCCAAGATACAGAACTGGCGCATTCGCATGGACGCGCCGACCGTCGCGGCAGGCAATGAAAATTGCCGCATCCTGTTCGATACCATGTTCGGCGGGACGCTCGCCAACAGGGCAATCCTTTGGGGCGGCCTGAGTATTGGGTCGACTGCAGCAGATCAGGGCGTCGGGACGCTTAACGTTGACGTTGGCTATTACTGGCAGGGCATAGCGGTCGTGAATTCGACCGGCATCACCGTTCCGACCGGCAAGGTCGCGGTGCCGCAAACGAATGATGGTGCAGCACTCGGCACGACTGCGCTTCAGTGGTCGGACTTGTTCTTGGCATCTGGCGGCGTCATCAATTGGGCGAATGGCAACTACACCGTCACGCATAGCTCTGGTACGCTGACGTTTAGCGGCGCGGTTCTGTCTTCCGGGACTGGCGGCATCGGCTATGCTACCGGCGCGGGCGGCGCAGTAACGCAGGCGACGAGTCGCACGACTGGTGTGACGCTCAATAAGCCGAGCGGCGCGATTACGATGTTCACAGCGGCTGGGTCGGCCACTCCGGCGTCTTTCACTGTGACGAACTCGTCAGTGGCTGCCACGGATACGATCTCGCTCGGCATCAAGTCTGGCGCGACCAACACCTACTTCTATTTCGTCACAGCGGTCGCCGCTGGCAGCTTCGTCATCACGTTCTGGACGACGGGCGGAACGGCGTCTGACACTCCGGTGATAAACTTCAACGTGATCAAGGGTGTGAGCGCGTAAGCCTACCAAAAGCGCGAGTCCCACGGATCGGACTCGCGCTTTTCCTTCGTGAAAACCTTCGCCAATACGTCTGGCCTCCACCTAAAGGCAGGGAACATTGATCCGACAAGGGCGCCAACTGCAAATGCTACGGCAATCCACGTCATCGTTTTACCTTCCTATAAATGGTCGCGCACAATAGGGCCGCTTCGTTCAGAAGTCGAGACCTAGTTGAGATTAGCGCGGCCTGCGTCGAGATCCTGAACTTGGTCCGCCATCCCACCCACTCCTCGGAGTTGACCAGTTCTTTGTATTCCTGAAGGATCGACAGCAATTCCTCGGCATGGGGCGCCAATGTCTTACCCCGGTAGCTGGCCGGTCTGACAACCGCCTGGAAAGCCTCGCCGACGATCGCTCGATTAAAGCGAGGGATGAGCAGGTCGCGCATCACATAGCGGCTGCGGATCGGGTCACTCGGGAATTCGGCGTAGACCTTTTTCAGAAAGCGCCATCGGCTGCGGCTCATGCGTATGCTGTAGGATGTGCTTTCCGGGTTAATGCACCATACTGTCACAGGCCTGTCGATGAAGATGTTTGTGAAGCCGGCTCGGAACATGCGAAGGAAAAGATCGTCGTCCTCATAGCCCATGAACTGAGGATCGAAACCGTCTACCTTTTCGAATGCCGTTCGGCTGATGATGGATGCCGAGGGTAGGACGAACATGTCCTCGGAGAGCATCTTGAAGATATCCGCCTTCGGGTGGGTGGTGTGGGCCTTGATCATGGAACTGCGGATGATCCGGCCTTCTCCGTCCGCCTCCATGAGATCGGCATAGGCCCACCCGAAGCGGTCATCGTTCTTGACGGCCTTTCGCAGAATCTCAATGTGGTTGGGAAGGAAGAAATCGTCCTGATCCAGCAGGCAAATGTAAGGCGACTTGGTGGCTGCCACGCCGGCATTCCTCGCGGAACCTTGGCCACCGTTCTCCTTATCAAGGACGCTGAAGCCAAGATCATCAGCCAAAACATGCAGGAACGCAGATTCCTCCGGATTGGAGCCATCGTTGACGACCAAGAATTCGGCAGGCGCGACCGTCTGTTTTAGTGCGCTGTCGACAGCACGACGAATGTATTTCGAGCCGTTGTAATAGGGTATGACGACGGCGACATCTTTCATGGCTTGGGAAACCTGATTTGCGAGTTTGCTACGTAATCAGCCGGGCTTGGACGGATGGATGCGCGAGCCGCGCGCCTCTGCAGCCACGTTGGTGAGATGCCGGCGAATCTGGCAAGGCCGGAGACAAATCGCTTAGGCTCAGCCATCGCCTTTTCGTAGGAAACGAGCATCACCGGAACGTCCTGGCGCAGGGCGAACTCAGCTAGGTCTGCAGACCAGCGGGTCGCTCGTATCAGTTGTTCGCGAAAGTCGAACATCATCGAAAGCTCCTCCCGCCTGGCGATCGCTACGGGGTCACGGAAAGTGACGACGAAACGTGGGTTGCGAAACAGCGCCGGATATATCGTCTGGTATGCGGTAGGCCGCTTAAACGCCCATACGTCATGCGACGCGTTATAGGCTTCGATAATGTTAGGCAACACGGCGGGCGCATTTTCTAGCGCATATGCCAGTCGGGTGTCTTCATAAATCGAATGGTCAAGTTCAGCACCAAGAAAAACGCCAAGATTAGCAAGCGCTTTTGCAACCATAGTTGTGCCAGAGCGCGGGACGCCCACCGCAATGATGGTGCTTTGTTGTGGCGCCGGCCTGTCGTTCAGAACAACAATGCCGCTGTTTTGCAGTTGGTCTAGCATTGTTCCGCTAAACCACTGACAGCAGCAAAACTCAATAGGAAAATCGCCCCTATGCGCCTAATCCCCGACGCAAGGCGCGTGCTTTGCCATGCCTACAGCGTCCATTTCGTGGCGGTGTCGATCTTCTTCGGGGCGTTCGACGTCATAGCCAATTTCTGGACGCTGTTCGATGGGCTGCTGCCCATTTCGCGCGGCTGGTTCGCCGTCCTCGGCATCGTGTTCGGCTTAGCCGGACTCGTTGGCCGCTTCATACCTCAGCCTAAAATTAGACAATAGCGGAGGCAGCAATGCCGATAAATGGGATCCTGCCGAGTAGGCGGGCGAAGGCGGCTATTGCCGCGGTTGTGGCGGCTTGCGTTGGCGGTTATGCCATGTTGCCTGGCGGCGCCATTGCCGATGACGTGCTCCTGGCATCCACCGCGCTGGTGCGTCCGTGGGAAGGTCGCGAGCTTCGCGCCTACCGCGACATCGTTGGCGTCGTCACGATATGCGATGGCGACACCGAAAATGTCCACATGGGCATGGTCGAGACACCGGCAGGCTGCGACGCTCGCCTGCAGAAGCGCCTCACCAAAGACTTCAAGCCCGGCCTTGAGCGGTGCATCGCGAACTACGACGCCAAGCCGCTGTCGTGGCGCGCGATGATGATTTCGCTTTCCTACAACGTCGGCACGCACGCAGCCTGCAAATCGCGGGCCGCGGAGTTCGGTCGGCAGGGCAAGTATCACGACAGCTGCATCGCGGCGACCGCGTTCAACAAAGCTGGCGGCAAGATGGTGGCCGGCCTCGTGAAGCGCCGCGAGATGGGCGACGCGCAGCGCATCGGGGAGGCGGAACTGTGCGTTTCGGGCCTGCAATGATGTGGCTTGGCTACGCCTGCCTCTTGGCTGGCGGCGCGCTCGGCGCCGCCATCACTGCCAAGGCGCTGTCCGGCTATGTGAATGGAATGCCGAAATCATGAACCTAGATACGCTTACGGGCGGCTACGCGTCGCTCATCAAGTACGGCTTGCTTGCCGCGCTTATCGTTGGAGCATTCGGGTACACCTATCACGCGGGCTACAGCCACGCGGCCAGCACATGGTCGGCCAAGTACGACAAGCGCGAGGCCGACATTGCCAAGGCTACGGCGGCAGAGGCTAGCCGCCAGGCGCAGGCCAACGCGCTAGCAAAGGCTGCGGAAGCGCGGCGGCTCGCAGAAATGGATGCGGCTAACGCCGCTATGGAACAGAAAATCAAGGAACTCTCAGATGCAGCGAACGCTGACCCTGACCGCGATCGCGTTTGCCTGTCTGACGGCAGCGGGATGCGCATCGACTCAGTCCATTAAGGTCTTGCCGCCGCCTACGCTGAGCGAGCCTGACCGCGCGCTTGTGCGGGCGTGTCTAGGGCCTGTGCGCTTGCCGAAAGGCGAACTGAAGCAGGGCGACGTCGAGAGGCTGTGGATTTCCGATCGCAAGGCGCTGATTGACTGCGGCCGGCGCTTGCGCGGCCTGAAAGAATTCTATGCCGAGCGTGATGCTGCCCTGCGCGGCGCGGGAGTGGCGAAGTGAACGGCGCGATTACATGGGACCAGGTAATCGGCCTGGCTACGCTCGCCGGCTCTGTCGGCGGCATGTGGTGGTTCTTACAGAAACAGATCACGGCCGGCGTCAAGGCGCTGGACGAATACAAGCTTTACGTTTCAGAGAAATACATCCGCGCTGAGAATTTGCAGAAGCTCGAGGAGCGACTTCTCGCCAGTGAGGCGCGCATGATTGCATCAATTGAAGGTCTTGGCGACCGCATCGACCGGCTCGTTGACCGGATGCCAGCCACCAAGCGCGCCGCTTAGAAAAAGCATGGTTTTCAGCCCCGTTGCCCTAACCGGCAGCGGGGCTTTTTTGCGTTTAGCGGCAACGAATAGGCGGTTTAGCATATATTGCTTGACATAAAAGGCGAAAACGCCTAAAGTGCATATTGAGAATCGCATACCGGCATTCGCAACAACACCACCACAACCGGAGGACCATCAATGCGCCGCACGCTTGCCGCAACCCTTTTGCTCGCCGGTAGCGCCCTAAGCGCGTGCGCCGTCGATGGCGCCGTCACTAGCGGCATTCAATCCAATGCCAAGCCTGCCGGCTCCGCCGTTCGCATTGAACTCGCTACCGGTCTTGGCTCTGGTGTCTACATCGGCAACGGCGTCATTATCACGGCGGCGCATGTCGTTGAGAGCGCTGCCCGGTCTGTAACCGGGCAGGCTCCAGACGGAAGCAATCTGTACGGCGCGCCGACCGTCAAGCTGGTTTCCGACCTCGGCGACAAGCAGGACGGCGAAGTCCTTTGGATCAACAAGGACTATGACATCGCGGCCGTGCGAGCGACCAATGCGCGCCGGTTTACAGCGGCCAACCTGGCTTGTCGCGATGTCGCCGCCGATGAGCCAATCGTTGCTGAGGGCAATCCTGTCGGAATGGAGTTCCTGCGCTTCAAGGGCATGGTTTCGGGCAAGGCACAGCCGTACCTGCCCAACTGGAAATCGGCCTATGTCATCGACGTGACCATCACGAGCGGGATGAGCGGCGGCCCAAGCTATGACGCCAATGGCGAGGTCATCGGCATCAACGTTGGCGTGGCTGACGTGCACGGCGAGCAAGGCAAGGCCGCAAGCGGAGGCATGGGCTTTACGGTGCCTAGCAGTGTTGTGTGCGGACTGCTTGGGAGGGCCGCATGACCCTCGCAGACATAAGCACATCTGCGCTGTTCATCACTTCGGCTCTCTATGCGTCCCTCGGTATCGGCTTCGCGCTTCGCGGACAATGGTCATCTATGGCGACCTTGTATGCCTTGGCTCTTCTCGCGCTCATAGGTGCATTGATATGACCCTCACCAAACGCCTATTCATCGTCAACTTCGCTGGCGCCTGCCTTGCCGTGTGGGCTTGGTGGAATGGCTCGCTGCATGACTTCTTCGCGCATGCTGTCGTCCTGGCGCTTGTTTCCGTGTTTGCTTATGGCGTAGCCGCATCATTCCTTGCAGCGCGCCGTCTAACCGGCGCAACGCGAGAGAGCATCGACGTCGTTCTGATCCGCTCCGAGCACTTGGACCTTGTCGTCAAGGCGCTCTTCATCCTGGCCGTTATCGGCACGGGTTACGGCATCAAATCGGCGTTTGGTGCGGTCACCGCAGAGGCCATGGCCACGCCAGAAGGTGCGCGAGTGGCTGGTGGCTCAATGCTATCAGGAGCCAGCATTGCCTACGGATCATCTGTTGTCGGCTTGTCTCTTGCGCTCTGGTCGATGGTGAACGTTCGCTTGGTGCGTACCGCCGAGGCTATCCGCGCGAGCCAACTCTGATGTCGGCGCGCACGAGAGATAGCGACGATTGGCTCTGGACATACGCGGACGTCTTGCTGCTTTCGTTCTTCGCGGTGTGCGCCTATGCGTTCGTGGCGATGCAAAGCATCAACCCGCCAGCCAAGGCCGAGCAGGACGTACCGCCGCCAGGCGCTTTGGTTGTTGTTGCAGGCTGGCCGGAAGGTAGCATCGATGTAGACCTGTGGGTTAAGTCGCCGGATGACGACAAGCCGACAGGATACCCGGAAGGGCTGAAGTCGAGAAAGTACTGCGCGCTGGTGCGGGACGACCTCGGCACAACCAGCGACGGCAGTCCTGTCAACTCAGAAACGACGCTCTGCCGCGCGCTACCGCCAGGCGAGTACATCGTGAACGTGCACGGATTCTCCGTGCCAGCCGATAGCGTGAAGGTGCATGTCGACGTCACGCTTAACGGCAGGTTGCTGGTGTCGCGCAACATGGATCTTAAGCCCAAGCAGGAGCGCACCGTTGCGCGGTTCACGCTCGACGCGGACGGCCAGGTGACGGGTAGCAATGAGGTTTATGCGCCGCTGCGTTCGGCGAACAAGTAGGAGGAAGGCATGAAGTTTCTGCTCATCATGACGCTGACGCAGGCCGCGCCAGGATACTCCTTTGATGTGATGCGCTACGAGGTGGCTAGTGAGTATCGCTGCCAACTACAGGGCGCCGAATTGGCGCGGGACATTCTTTCCAAAATCCCTGGTGTAGCCAGCATCCACTACGAATGCGTCAAGAAGGAGTATGGGCCATGACCCAATACGCATGGCTCGGCATCGCCTTCGCTGCGATAGTTGCCGGCACGGTAGGTATGAGCGCATTCGGCTTGTGGTGGATGGGGCCAGAGGAGGACTTGGGATGCTAGCAATATTAGTAGCGCCTGCTTGGGCGGCGATCCTGTCGCTCATGTACATATGGGGACTAGATCCGTCAGGGCCGGTTATGGAAACCGCATACGTGGTCGCAGGCATAACGACCTTCTTCTCGCTCATTCTTGGGGAAGGCATATGACCCTAACCCTAGCCTCCACCTGGCTCGCACTCATGTTAGCGCTTAGCGCCTACGCATGGTTCGCCTACCGCACGCCTTACGTGCTGCCCGCTGTTGCGCTAGCAACCGCCGCAGCACTGTGGGTGCCAACCGGCACGCCGCGCCTTACGACGCCACCGCCTGGCAAGTATCAGGTTCTTGGCGCCGATATCGTTGTGGACCAGTACATCGACGCGCTGCTTAAGCCGGAAGGCCAACTGGCAATGCTCTACCGCTTGCCGTACTCGACGCAGCAAGCCAATGCGCTGCAGGCGGCAATGGACGGCGGCAATGGCGTGCGCGCCGAAGTCGGTACGGAAGGCGGCGTTGCTTATGACGGCGATCCGCCCGTTTCGGACAGCGAACATAAGCAGGCTGAACAGCCGCAACTGAACGTTGGGGGGTGAGAGATGGCTACAGCAGAATTCCGTGCGATGGATGTTGTCAAGAAGTGCTCAGCAAAGATTGAGCAGGACGCGGCGAAGCTCGTCGCCGTGCACGAGAAAAACATCACCGATATGATGAACGTGCCATATGGAGGTTTTTGGCCGTTCAGCAAACCGCGCCTTCGCTCGCGCCAAGAGTGCGAGCGGTCTTACTGCATGGATGAGGACATATTCCATACGGCCAAATGGTGGGCTGAACTCCCCTTCAAAAGGCGCAAGACGCGGATAACCGCAATCATGGATTTAGCCGCCGCATCTGGCGATGGCCTCGTCACGCTTGACGAAGATGAAGCAAGCCTAGTCGGCATCGCATAAGGAGCCGCATATTGCCAACACCTCCCACAGACAACGAGACGCTGCTTGCTACGCACGCCGCGTACATCGCCAACGACAGCAACCAGACGGCAACAGCCAAGGCTCTCGGCGTGTCGCGTGAGACCGTGCAGCGGCACCTGAGGCAAGCGGCGGAACGGGGGTTGCTAGGACCAGCCGAAACGCTGCCTGGCTACGTGATCTCGAGCCTGTCGAAGAAGGTCGGCAACACATACGTTAAGCAGGTCAAGGCTCCGGGTGAAGTATTCGAGATCCCGCCGACGCATGTGACAGGAAAGATCACCGTCAACCGCGATGCGGATGGTCGGATTATTCAAGACTGGCTTCGCGTAGAGCCTGACAAGGTGGCGCAGCAAGCGGCTATGCGCGCCGTTATCGATGCGCTCAAAGATGAAGTGCCGCGCATAGAGCCGGTGCGCGCTCCCGACTACACGATTGACACGCTGCTCAATCAGTACACTGTCACCGACGTGCACCTTGGCGCTTTGGCATGGGCTGAGGAAACGGGCCAGGACGATTACGATCTGGCCATTGGCGAGAGGCTGGTCGACGACTGGTTTGCCTCTGCGATCGACCTAGCTCCGCCTGCCGAAACCGCAATCTTCGCGCAGATGGGCGACTGGCAGCATTGGGACGGCTTCGAATCCGTCACGCCGACGAGCAAGCACGTTCTGGACGGCGATAGCCGCTTTCCGAAGATGGTTCGGACAAGCATACGGCTCCTGCGGCGCACGACGGCGCGGCTGCTCGCAAAGCACAAGCACGTGCACATTATCATGTGCGACGCGAACCACGATCCGGCCAGCGAGGTTTGGCTGCGCGAGATGTTCGCGGCGTTCTACGAAGATGAGCCGCGCGTCACCGTCGACCGCACGTCAGGCACGTATTACGCCTATCAGCACGGCAATGTCTCGCTCTTCTATCATCACGGTCATCGCCGCAAAATCGACAACGTGGATTCCGTATTCGCTGGCCGCTATCGCGAAATCTACGGCAACACCAAGCACAGCTACGCGCACCTTGGGCATCTGCATAGCGACGAGCTCAAGTCGACGAACCTGATGAAGGTCGAGCGGCACGAAACACTCGCCGCGCCTGACGCCTACGCTGCCAACGGCGGATGGCTATCCGGCCGATCAGCCAAGGTCATCACCTACCACAAGGAGCATGGCGAGGTGGCGCGGTTGACGCTGAGCCCTGGCATGGTGGCCGGCGCCGCGAAGCGCACTGCGGCCAACGACAATTTCGAGCGAGAGGAGAAGGTGGCATGAACGTCGGCAAGATTGAATTCGCGCCAGACTACCGCAGCGCTCGTCCATTTGGAAAGCGCGTGCCGCTTAATTGGGATTCCATCGCCCGCCGCTACGTCGAGCGCAGCGACGATGCGCAGGATGCGGTCGAGACGTTCGCTGTGTGGCCGATGACGCGTGAGGCGCTGGCTCAGAAAGTCCGTGAAGGGCGCATGACGATAAACGATATGCGGCGCGCGGAAGGGTTGGCGCCGTTTCCTGCCAACGACAACAGCGCGCGTCGCGGTGACTTCATGCAAACGTACACGGCCCGCCAGTTCTGGCCGTTGGACGCTCGGCCAGACGAGGTGCATATCGAGGACGTCGCCCATAGCCTCAGCCTGCAATGCCGCTACGCCGGTCACTGTAAGCGCTTCTACAGCGTTGCCGAGCATTCCGTCCTGATCGCCAACTGGATCTGGTGGCACGGCTCGGCTGCTGACGCGCTCTGCGGACTGCTGCACGACGCCACAGAAGCCTACTTGGTCGACATGCCGCGACCCGTAAAGCGCAGCATGCACGAATATAGGCTGCACGAGGCGGCGCTGTGGAAGGTAATTGCCGAGCGCTACGGCTTGCCAGAAATCATGCCAGACGTCGTGCACGAGGCTGACAATCGCATCATTGCCGACGAACTCGTCAACATGGCGCCGATGGCATGGCACGAAAAACACCGTGACTACCTTGGCGTCGAACTGCAATTCTGGTCGCCAGCAGAGGCAGAGGCCGCGTTCTTGGGTACGTTTAGAGAGTTGTGGCGGGCCGCGTCCTTTACTGGCGACGACCATTATCTCGAACGTGACCGCGCGGCGTCTGCGGCTGACCGCGCTTATCAGATGGCGAAGGAGGTGGCCTAGTGTGGTGGATTGAGCGACTGACCGTGCCGTCAATGAATGTCGATGACGTGCACTTTGTTCAGCCAATTGGTTTCGTCTGGTTCAGCAAGCCGCGCTATCGCGTCAAGGCTGGTAGGAGAACGGTATGACAGACAACTTCGACCCAACGCACAAGTTTTTCGTCGGCCAATGGGTTGTCTGCGTCGACAGCGGCTATAGGCCAGAGCAGCGCGTGAGCGTTCCGTGCGAGCTGGTTCTTGGCGCCGTCTACAAAATCCGCTGGCTAGGCGTGTTCATTCACTACCTCGACGGCGAATATCTCGGCATCAAGGTCGAGGGATTGGACCGCGGCGAGGATCCTGAATTTGGCTATCACGACATGCCGTTCAGGGCTTCGCGCTTTCGGCCAGTCGTGAATGACCCGCTGGCATCGCTCAAGAACATTGCCGCGGATCCTGACGGCTACAAGCCAGCCGCGCCGGATGGTCCGATGCGCGGCAAACCAGTGCGTGAAGGCGCGCCGAGGCGCAAGGTTAAGGAGGAAGTGGAGTGAGAATACGAATCCGGCGACTTCCGATGGACCATTGGGCGGTTGAGTATAAGAAATGGCCGTGGTCGTTTTGGCGAGAAGAGGACTTGTACATGAACAGAACGACAAGCGCTGAAGAGGCAATAAAGCGCGCTAGCGCGGTTATCAGCATCTTTAATCCAATACAGGTTTTGGATCAATGACCGCCACCGCTTTCGATCCTTGGGGCGGCCACGAGCTCGCAGCCAACGACAACCGGCCGCTACACGGCAGACCAATAATGCTTGGTCTGACAGGCAAGCGGAACGTCGGCAAGTCGACCGTTGCCAACCTGCTAGAGCAGGAATTTGGCTTTGCCAGAATCCATGCTTTCGAAGGCGGCAAGGAGGCTTCCCGCGCGTGGTTCCAATACGTCACTGGCAACCCGGTCATTGCCGAGCACATGGTCTACGGTGCGCTTAAGGACAAGCCTTCGCCATTGCTGCCGCATGGTCAGTCGCCGCGCTTCTTTATGGAAAAGTTTGGCCACTTCATGGGCGCAACGATGGGCGTTGACTGGACGCTTGGTATGGAGATTGCGCTAACCCGTAAGCGCAATCCGCGCGCTCCGATCGTGGTCGAGTCTGTCGTGTACGAGTCGGGGTGGTTTCAGGCTCAGGGAGGGCGCGTGGTGCGTTTGGAGCGCCCGGGGCATGATGGGCCGACCGGAGTCGAAAGCGACGCTGTGCAGGCAGCCGTGACTGCAGACGTGACCATCTCGGCCGCGACCGTAGCCGACTTGGAACGGCAAGCCAGAAGCATGGTGCAGCAGATGGTGGGTGGGCATTGACCGAGCGCATTATAGCGGTGGCGATGCGAGTTGGTGGCTTGGTGATATCCATGCCGCAGCCGGCACGCCACCATACTGTTTTGCAAGAGATGGATGCGCAGGGCATCTCGCCATTTGTGCATCCGATCAATCAGGGCTTCGTTACGGACTCTGGCCGCTTTGTCGAGCGCGAAGAAGCTGTCGGCGTTGCCCAAAGAGCGCTGCAGGTCTGGCAACCCAAATGGCCACCACTGCTTTATTCGGAAGACCTCTGGTAACTCACAGCCCGCCTCGTGCGGGCTTTATTTTTTTGCCGCCAGCGACGCCTTGCTTGGCAGCCACTCGCCATCCGGCCCACGTCTACGGCGCCGCTTCTTTTCGCCAGCCACCTTCGGAACAAGCGACTCCGCGGTCGGTGCCCTCAGTATCATGCCTGGCGCGAACGTGCCGTCGTTGCGGCTAAAGCCCGTAGCAACGCGTTCTGGCAGCAAGCCGTTGTCGTGCAGCCATTTGACGTCAGCCACGACGCGCTCAACGCGCTCGCCTGCTTCCGTGGCCAGCGCTTCCTTGGCTTTGATTTCCTCTTGGTGTTCTAGCTCGGCGATCGCCATTGCGATCTCTGCGGCCTGCCGCTCGAGTTCGGCCTTGCTCTTGCTAAGAAGCTCAGGGCGCAGTTTCTTGACGTCGGTAACGGCCATGCATTGTCCCTCGATTAATGCATGGCCTATACGCTAGCGGCTGGCGGGCCGCAAGGCGCTTACCGCAAGTCGCCGGGACACATACCCGTACGGAATAGCAGACAGTCGTGACACGGCTCGCTGCCTGGCACGACGCTGACAAGCGACGAGCCAAAGATGAGTCTATCCCGGTTGGGATCCTCCTGCGCAAACGACCGTAATCCGTATATCTCGTCGCCGCGGCTTGTGCGCACCCTCGTTAGCACCAGCGATGGCATCGATTGGTCTTTATGCGTTATGCACTGCCCTAACTCAAATTGCCATTCTTCCCCCGAATGAATGGCTTCACCTAATCCGCACTCCAAAACTACCGCTACGTTGCCGGTAGCGGCCGGCCGCATCATGTTCATTTCCCAAACCCACTTTCCTTAAGTTGTGACGGTCCCTTTCTTTGGTGGCGCAGCGCGCCAGTCTCAATCTCAATGCTTAGTCAACATGCCGTCATACCTCGCGGCAAGCCGGGAGTTCATAACCCGTTGGAAACGAGCCGGAGGCTTTTAGCCGAAGCCTGGACATAGCGCACCGCTCCCGGCCTAAGCCAGGTTGTGCGGTGCCGCCAGGCAGGGCGCACTCTTCGGTGCTGTCGCACCTATTCCAATCCGGGTTATGAAGCCCATCTGCACACTGTTATATTTGCTTAACGTGCGCAAGCGGAGATTGGTCGGACCACGCTATTTTTCACGGAACATTTCTGGTGGTAAACGACGCGTTACAAAGTTCCCGCAGTGCGTGTCATCGCGGCAACTTGCCGGCGACATACACTCTATTCAGTTCTCGATTGCCGCACTTTGTGCAGACCGTGCAATATGTCGAAAATCTAATATAAGCAGCACCCGATCTACGGCGTAGCTTGTTGCGGTCGGTAGGCGCCTCATGGCCGCAACAGCCGCAGCGAACGCCGAGAATCCACCAATCTGGTATGTCATCAAAGCGGATTTCCCAATAACTTTTGTTGTATACGATCTCTGTGAGTTCCATATGCTGACTATTGCATATGTAGGAGGAAATTCCTAGTGGTCGGGATGCACGACGGCAGGAAAATGACGTTCGAGTTGGTGCGGATCCGCGAAGGGCGGCCTGACAAGAGAGGTGCGCAACGTGCAAGCCGCGAGCGACGTCATGCTTGGATGGCCAGGCCGCGGCTCCAAATGGCGGAAGGCTGCCGACGTGATCTCTGAGGCGCTGTACGGTCGCGCTACGCCAGATAAAGCAAGAGCCGCGTTTGTGGACGCGGCTCGCGAAGAAGGGGTGTTGATGGGGGATTAGGAGGATGATGTTGCGTAATCGCTGTCGTCCTGAAAAATCAGATTGAATTTCGGCTGGCGGAATCTGTCGCGAAGATCATTGCTATAGCGATCACGCGCGATGAAATTTCCTAGCTTGTCCTTAACCACCCAAAACCATGGGTGCGTCGCTTCCCTTTTTGCGTATAGCGTTTCCATCACCTCCCTCCACGCGCCAGCGCCAGGGCGGCGTCGACCTGATATGCGGTTACCGTATCAAGGCTGCAGCAGAATTGCACCCGCCCCAACGCAGCCACGAGCGCGTCTATGGTGACCTGCTTGCCGGCCGCACAGGCGTCGACGCCTGCATTGAACATCATCTCCCCGCTCGTTGAACCAGCCATCTTCAAAGCAGCCACTAGTTCGTCGTTCTCCGCAAACGCGCGCCGGTAGCGCATCCTGTGTCCTTTATCGTTCGCCATCACGTTCCTCCATCATCTCTTTCGCCAACCCAACCCCGTAGCGCTCGATGTAGGCGAGCAGGCGGGCTAGGGGTGGTGGCGGGCCTTGCTTGGCGTAACGGCGGCTTGTCCTGTCCGTGATGCCAAGGACAGGCGCGACCGTCACCTGATTGAAGCCGAGCCGCTTGATTGCGGCCCGGTAGTCTGCGGGTGTCATGCGGCTAACGCGGCATCAATTCGCCGAACGAACTCACGAAAATGCACGGCGCTGTCAATGTCGGCAAATTTGGCTTGGCTGGCGTAGCCATTGCGCATGGAGATGACGGCATCAAGTTTGTCTGCTGCATTGGCAATTAACTTCTCAGCGCCCTCGGCATATTCTGAGGCGTCGCGCAATCGGTCAACAAAATCGGTCATATCAAATCCCTTAGAACCTGCAGATGCCGAAGCCGTGAATCTTCTTGCGACGAGGTGCGCGCTTGCGGCCTTCGGCCTGGTACATTGTAGCCATCTGCGGGTAGAGGTTGCGGTACTCGTCCGTGCTGCGGAACTTCATCGCGCCAACCTCGGCTTCGCGGCTAGCTACGTAGTCGGCTGCCTCCTGATAGGTCGTGAAGGTCATTTGCTTGCTCCGTTTCCGTCCTTCTTATGTAGGACACTTTGTCCTAGTTAGCAAGCGGTATTTTCACTGCACAGTGAATAATGCCGGACACCACATAACGCCACCGGTAACGCGCCATAACGCTACCATTGATATTATTCGTCAAATCGGTTTCGTTCGCTAACAACGCGTGAAACACGTTGACGCCAGGATTGTGAGAGGTCAAATACAGTATTCGTACAAAATCCGTACAGTTCCGAAAAGATGACCCCTCAAACCCTTGCGCCATAAGGATTTGAGAAACTAAACCATACCCTTGGTAAGGGAGAGGTCGAGAGTTCAATCCTCTCTCGCAGCACCAGTTTTCCCATTGATTTTGTTACTCTTTTTGGCTCTACGGTCTAGCGTAAGGCTGCTTGGCTGTGCAGAACAAAGAGCGAAACTGTACGTGAAAACGCTCGAAAGCGTACAAAATCTGTACAGGCTGGTTCACGCTGCGCTCGCGGATTCGATCATCGTCATGGCATTGTCGCGCACATTAAAGGAAGCCTTCTTTTGGGCTACTGGAACGAGCGCGTCCGGATCCAAGTGCGGATTGTAGATTGACGCACCGCGATATCGGAACCACTCTCGCATTTCGTGGCTCTCGGCGTCCTGAATCATGCCGAAGCAGGCACCAACAATCTCCTGGCGGCACATGTGCCTAGTGAGAAACTTTTTGCCGCCGCGCCACGGAATCCGCGGCGAGTGCGGATTGGATGCATCAAGCGCAGCCTCAGTTGTCTCATCAACACCGATTTGGATGGTTACCATGTCGTCCTCAATAGACGAATGAATCGTCCATCCTGGCTTGTAGGTGATCGCGCTGACGATCTCTAGAATCTCGCTTGGTGTCATGCCTCTTTCTTCCTCTCCAAATCCGTCCTCTTTCCAGTCCCCTCGGCCAGCCGCGACCACCACTCCTGCGGATCGGCCACCCACGGCAGCGCGCGCCACAATGCCGGAACTGGCAAGAGATCAATCGCTTCCACCAAACTAGCCTGTGGCACGTTGGTGTAGTGCCGGCTCATGTCGGTGACGGCGTGGCCGAGGATCTGGTCCTTGATGTGCGAATGCACGCCAGCAACCACCAAGCCAGTTGAGACGGTATGGCGTCCTGTGTACGGGCTAACGTCGCGAATGCCCGACCGGCGCCGCGCGCCATTGATGGCACTCTTAAGTCCGCCGCCGCCTTCCTGCACCGCTGTGTACGGCTCGCCACGCGGCCCGCGAAACAGCGGCTTGCTATCGGCCAATCCGCGCTCCACCAACGGCGCCAGCCACTCGCACAGGAACGAATGCAGCGGCACGCCTCGAGGCTCACCAGTCTTGGACGCGCGTACCACAAACCAGCGGCCAGCCAAGTCGACGTCCGCGGCATCGAGTGCGAAGGCCTCTATAGGCCGCAGGCCGGTGTAAAACAAAAACGTCATCAGCATTGCAGGCGCCGGACTCATGGCCGCCACGAACTTGGCGGCGCGGTCGTAATCGACCGGCTTCTGCCCGCTGCGCTCGCTCTTGAGCCGAACGACATTCGTGCCCTTCGGCTTTTTCGGCCGCGACCATAGCCGCACGTCTGCCCAACCGTTCTTTACGGCATGGTTCCACACCGCGATAAACGGCGTGTAGCACTGACGATTGCGCGTCTCCGGCTGCGCGGTCGGGTAGAGCGTGCGCGCCGCGTCGTCCAAATCGTTCTGCGTGATGTCCTTCAACGGCTTGTCATAGAAGTGATTGAGCAAGCCGTCGCGCGTACCGTCATCATATATGGCGCCGGTAAAGCGGTTATCGCCGCCAGCCTTCCAATACGACTCGACAGCCTGCGCAAACGTGCGCGTCGCCTTCGGCCCGAATACGTGGTCGCTTACGAGGCCAGCTTCGCGTTTTGCGCGGATCGCTTCGGCGACTTCTTTTTGCTGAGTGCCAGCAGACTCGCGGACAGTTTGTCCATGGACGGTGCCACTGATCCAGTAGACCTTGCCACGCTTGTAGAGTTTGAGGGGCATCGTAGGACGTCCTTGATTGCTTCGATGTCTTTTGCGGTAAGCAGAATATCGCGGCCGCGCACCAGGCACAGCCCATGACGGCGCGCCAGCTTGGCAACGCCGCGGTTAGTCAGTCGCAAATGTGCCGCGGCCTCGTCCAGCGTGTAGACCTGGCCAGGTGCAATCGCCACATTATCATTCGCCGCCAATGTCATGCCTAAGCATCTCCGTAATCCCAAGCGCCGTATCGCGCGGCATGTCTGTTGTGGTGCATGCCACCAATAGCAAGGCGGCAAGCAGGACTAGCGCAATTACGGCCAGAGCTTGCCACCCGCCAGGCACTATAAGCCTACCGCGCATTGATGAGATCCTTCACCATTGTGGGGAACGAGCCAAAAAGGAAGCCCGCCGACGTGAAGGCAAGCTTCTGCAGTGGGTCGCTGATTTCGTGGCCGCTAAGCGCCAGGTAACAAATCTCGAGGATGGTGCAGAAGCACACAACGACGAGCAGGATCCATCCCGACATGATGATGAACTCGGCAACGCGGCCGATGGCTATGGGTTGTGCGGGTTCGCTCACGACGGCTTCTCCCCTGTGTTGGCGGGGGCGAGCGCACGGGCAGCGATGTCCTGAAACTTGCAGCACAGCCGCTCTTGGTTGAGCTTGGTGTGGATCTCGGCTTCATCTCGTATCGCCGCCAGCGCCGCCTCCAGGCTGGCTATGCGGTCGAGAAGAGCGCGGATGCCTGCGATGGCGTCTCGCACGGGCTTTTCGTCCTTTGCCCGGTCACGCCAATCCATCGAATAGTTGTCGAGCCGCTCGATCAGCTTCATGGGCTTGATGCTGACTTGCACCTCCCCATCCACCGCCGCTGCCTTAACTGGCGCGTCGTGTAGGTAGTTCGCCAAGTAGCCAAGAACGGTAGCGCCTTCGATGTCGGCTTCGCGGATGTTGTCTGCCATCCAGTCGCGAGCGCGCTCAAGCATCGCGCGGTCGGTCGCTGCCTTAACTGGCGGAGCGCGCTCTGCGTCTAATGCTTGTCGCCACAGGGATTGTGATACTTCTCCGGCTCGTTCTGCGTCCTCGTCAATACACGTTGCGCATAGTCCCGATGCGTTGCGCGGCACAGCACCACACCTGATGCATGACCCGTCGTCAGGCCAAGCGTCCTTCTCGGTCTTAACTGGAGGGGAGGATTGGAGGGCGGCTTCGTCATATTCGAGATCGGTCAAATCGCATGAACGATAGACCGGGTAATCTCGTTTGCTCGGCCAGTGTCTTATCCAGCATGCCTTGCGATGCGAAGGGTCATCATTATCGACGGCCAGAATGGTCACCTCTGCGGCGCTGGCCAAGATGGAGCTATCGCCCATCCATTTCGCCTTCACCCCCACCGGCACGGCGAGGTATGCGCGGATTGCTGCATCGAGGCAAAGCCCGTGCGGATTGCCGTCAACACTGCTAGCCGCATAGGCATACGCGGCTTCTTCAAGCGCTTTTGTATCCAGTTTCATCACGCCGCCCGCCTCTCGCTGCGCGGCTTGCCGTACTCCGTACCGCGGTTGTTGTTGACTGCCGTCCGCCTGCGGCCGCCCAAGTCAATACCCATAAGGCGCGCGAGCTCGCGGCCTACGCGGCGCGCAGCCTGTCCGGTAGCGTTGTCGCCAAGCCGCTCGTTAAAGCGCGCGATGCTAAAGAATGTCGACGGCGTTGAGCCCTGCGCGAGTGCTTCGGTGGCTGTGAGCATATTAACGGTCATAGTGGTTCTCCTCTGGTTGCGGGTTATTGCGGGGCAATAAGCGGCAACGGTTATGCGTCTATGGTTCCAGGCATCTCAAACCTGCACCCGCGCAGGTATCCCACTATGCTGCGCTCGCCGACAACGACCGCATAGAAGCCCAAATCGATAAGGCGCTCTTGCGCGTTGATGGCCGGTATGTTGCCGCACCGCCAGAACTTGGCGATACGGTCGGCGCTGTTAATGGTGTCGATGAGGGCGGCCATTAGCGGCGCTCCAAGATCATGGCGATACGCTCGCCAAGCGCGTCGAAAATCAGCGCAACATTCTGCGGGTTGGCTTCCGGCAATTTGCGGTAGACACTTGCCGTGCCACGGCACAATGCCAGCAGAGCGGTAAGCTCTTTTGCGATTGCGTCGCTCACGACACACCTACCGCAATGGCAAGCACGGCCAGCGAGAAAGCCGCCACGACCACGCCAGCAATCAACGACTGCGTAAGCGTGATGTCGGGCTCAGGCTTTCGGTTTTGTTGCCGCGCGTAGGCCGCACTGTTGACAAGGATTGCGCGGCGCGGGTCGCGCGCATAAGTCGATGCTGTTGACATTCCCGTAACTCCACCTTGGAGCAAGGCCCGACTCGCGGGCTACAAGAACAACATAGGCGCTTTCGCCTACAAAGTCAACAACATTATGCGAAAGCGCCTATCTAATATCGGCGCCATCGCTTCGCTCACGCCTTGCGCGGTCCACTAACGAAGCTGGCGCGCACGATGCCGGTAATCGTGACTTCCTCTGCGCCGTCATACTGCAGCGGTGCCTGGTGCGCGGGATCGGAGGACCGCGGCCAGAGCCATTTCGAGCCGTCAGCCTCAACTACGTACTCTTTTAAGGACGCCTCATACTGCCCTTTGCGATTGCGGCGGCTGACAAGCACGTGGTCGCCGCTCGAGGGCTGCAGGCCATTCGAGATCGTGGCGGCGGCAAACACCACCGAGCCATCCGGGTAATACCGATTCATCGACGTGCCACGCACGATATAGCCGCGCAACTGATAGCCCGGCATGTCCGGATCCAGCAGAACCGGCACCGAATACTGGTCATCGTGCTCCCATTCGATGGCTTCCCGCCACTGACCGGCGCAGAGCTCGCCGACAACCGGCACCATCTTGGAACGCACATCTTTCGCGGTGACCGGCTCGACGCCAACCCACTCACCGAACGGCACGCCAGCAAGCTCGGCCAGCTTCATGCTCGGCTCGCGCTTTGGCTCCTGCACGCCGCGCTCATATTTAGACACGGTGGATTGGTCGACGCCAATCCTGGCGCTTAATTCCTTCTGATCGATACCAAGCCGCGCGCGTAGCGCTTTGATCTTCTCGGCCATGGTTTCCATGGACATCCTCATTCTCTTTTGTTTCCGGCCCGAATTCACGGCATCCGGCATTCCCCAACGAATCGCCATATATGCGAAAACGCCTATTTTGGCAAGACGGAAAGGCGAAAACGGCTTTAATATTAGCTAATGGTTAACTAAGATGGTTGCCGCCTGTGTGCTTCTGCAACTAGCACTTGACACGATTTTGCCACGCCGCGGCGAAGCGTAGGCGGTTTCGCATATTGCAACTTGACACGCAAGGCGAAAACGCCTATAACTCGTGGCTGTAGTTAACGAGTCGGCCCGAAGCGGTTTCGGCAGGCTCCACAAATACAAATCGAGGAAATCACAAAATGGATGCAAGGGGTCGCGCTCGCGCAATGCGAGCGGAAGGGGATAGCTTTGACCGCATAGCGGAAGCTCTCAATATCGGAAAGCAATGGGCGTACAAGTGTGCCGGCGATGTCGAGCGCTCGGTGCGCGAAACGGCCAACACGGTGGTGCGCCACCACAGCCTGAATGGCGGTTGCTCCACTATGAGCGGACCGCTGGCAATCTCAATGCCTCGTATTGCCGCTTTGCATGGAGCGGCGCAATGAGCGGAGATGATGGCAACAGCGAGCCGCAGCTTGGTCTCGGCGAAATCGTCACTATCGAGGGGCGAGTAAAGGCGCACACTAAGTTTGATGATGGCCAAATCACCTACCTTATCGAATACGAGCGCAAGGGCCGCACCGTAAGCGATTGGTTCAATCGCGGCGATCTCATCACTGAAACGGAAGAAGATGGAGGCGGCATTTGATCGGCGCGCGCTGCAGGATTGTCGGTACTGAACTGGACGGCGTTGTCGTCGGCAGGCGCACGTACCTCGGGGAACTTGACCGGTTTGCCGTCCGCTATCGTGACGGCAGCGGGCCGCAGGAGCGCTGGTTTCAGTCCGGTGAAGTGAGTTTCGAAGGCCGAGAGGCAGAGGGCAATGTGGTTGCGCTGCGGGTGCATCGATAAATGAGTAGGCTATCTATTGATGTGCTTCGCAGTCTATTCGCCTATCGTGAAGATGGCGAGTTGGTGTGGAAAGCCAAACTATCCGCAGTCAGTCCTATTGTTGTGGGTTCCGTTGCCGGTACGACAATAGGAAAGAAAAAGAAATACAAAATAATCCACGTCGGCGGCAAAAAGATTTTTGCCCATCTTATTGTGTGGGCGCTGCACAATGGTCAATGGGCAGATGTCGACGTTGACCATAAAGACGGTGACGGACTTAACAATCGTATAGACAACCTTCGCTTGGCAACACGCTCTCAGAACTGCATGAACCGCAAAGTGAGATCGGACAACGCATCAGGTCTTAAGGGTGCGCGCAAGAGAAAGAACCGAGATGGCACAGATGTGTGGGTGTCGGTGATTTGGATAGATGGAAAGGAAAAATACTTGGGCCGATTTCCGTCTGCCTTGGCTGCCCATGAGGCATACATGGAGGCGGCAAACCAGAATTTTGGCGAATTCGCGAGGGCATCATAATGAACTACAATCGCAATGCAGCAGCCTACGTGGACAATCTCCGTGAAGAATACGGCGGAGGACGGGCCGCGTTGAAGCTTGTCGCTGGTGGAGTCTATAAGACTCGTGATGGGCGTAAGGTCGGGCCGATTGCCGTTACGCGCTATGCCAACGGTTCGGGAAACTCGTCGTGGCCGTTCACGGTCGGCCTTAAAGATTTCTGGACCGAAAGCGGAAAGGCTTGCTGGAGCAATTCCGGAGGCGAATTTTCGTCGCAGATAGTCGCCGAATGGACCGACGAGCCTGCCGCAACTGGCGGCGCCAAGTTCAAGGTTGATGATCGTGTGAAGCAGAAGCATTGGGCTGACAAGGACTGGAGCACCGTAACCGGTTTCGATGGCGTGACGCTTACCATTCGTGACGACAATGGCTTCACCGGCGAGTACGACAACCTTCGCGACTTCGAAACCAAACCCACCTCCATCGCCGACATCGTAGCGCGCCACAGCCAGACCGGCACGGCTATCGTCTGCCTGCTTGAGAACGGCAAGCCGAAGCCGTCGATCGCTCCGTTTGTGCATGGCGACGCCAAAGCGGCGAGCACCGAGGCTAGCCGCCTTGCCAACGTCCACAAGGGCAAGGAATTCGGCGTCTACACGCTCGGCGAAGTCAAGAAGGTCGAGCGCACGTTTGCCCATGAGTGGCAGCGGTTGGCTTATGCAGGGCGCAAGATCGAGGCCATTCGCGAACTGCGCGGCAAGACTGGTCTTTTCCTGGCGACCGCGAAGGACGCAGTCGAAGACTGGCTTAAGCGGGAGGCTGCGTGATGCGGGTTCTTCAATCAATCGAGATAGAATTCGATGAAGGCGGCCACTCGAACGTCAAAGCATCTGAGTGGAGCGAAGACTCGCTCGCCCTTCAACAGGGCGAGGACACAATTCTAGTTCCGAAATCCGATGCAGCCGCCTTCGGCGAGGCCCTGCTAGCCTGGATATCGACAGGCGGAAAAGCCGCCTAACCAACCAGCACCGCAACCACCACACTGCTGCGCATGCGCGCAGCAGTAAGGAGGGACTATGAACCCGTTTGTTGGACTTGGATGCGCCTTTTGGGCGTTCATCATTGCCTTGTCGACTATCCCGGCATGGCTCACTCACGTTTATGTATGCTTCACCACTGGCGCATGGGGCTTCCTCATTGCCGGCGCAATCGCCGCACCCATTGCGGTGGTTCATGGTTGGGGCATTTGGCTCGGAGTCTGGTGATGACCTACACCGACGCCTACGATCCCGACTTGCACGGTGCACCAGAACAACTGCCGCCCGCCGCGCAGCGCTACATGGCGGTATGGATCACGCTTGCCGTTGTCGCCTTGCCGCTCATTTCGTGGTGGCTCGTCAAATGACGGCAGACGAGTTCGAGCCGGATCCTTGGGCGCTGTTTTTCACATGCGTCCTCTTCACCGCAGCAATCCTAATCGCTTGGAGGCTTACCGTTGGCTATTAGCCTTTCATCCCTGAAATCCAGCAAGTCGACCAATCCGCCGATTGTCGTGTTGTACGGCGTCGATGGCATCGGCAAGACAAGCCTGGCCGCAGAGTGGCCGTCGCCGCTATACCTGCCGACAGAGGGTGAGCGCCCGCCGTCAGATGTCGAAATGGCAACGCCTGGCGTTATCGAGTCGTTTGACGACATCCGCAACGTGTTTGTCGAACTGCTCGAGACGGAACACGAGTTCAAGACCGTCATCATCGACAGCCTTGACGGCCTCGAGCATCTTGTTTGGTCGGCAACTGCGGCCCGCCTTGGCGTCTCGTCTATCGAGGAGCCAGGATACGGCAAGGGCTACGTGGAGGCCGACGTCGAATGGCGCGATTTCCTTGGTGGTGTGTCTGCCTTGGCGCAGGCTGGCATCAATGTCGTGATGCTGGCACATCCAGAAATCGTGCGCTTCGATAGCCCGACCACGGATCCTTACAGCCGCTACACGCCGAAGCTTCACAAGCGAGGCAATGCGCTTGTGCGCGAGCAGGCCGACATTGTCGCCTTCATGAACTATCGCGTTTCGCTCAAGGAGAAGGAGGTTGCGCCAAAGAAGATGGTGGCGCATGCCGAGGGCGGCAAGGAGCGGCAAATTCACTTGGTCGAAGGCGCTGGTTTCGTCGCCAAGAACAGGTTCTCCATGCCTGACAGCATTGTCTACAAGAAGGGCAACGGCTTCACATCGCTGAGCAAGTATTGGCTGCCCGAAGCAGCCTAACCACCCACCACCAAGCACACCCACTAGGAGCATAGACATTGGCCGCGATTGATTTTGACTATTCCGTTGACGTTGAAGCCACCGACAAACAGGGCGGCGGAGGCATCCTGCCGCACATGTACGCGCGCATTTGGGCCGAGGCGATCGACTTCCCCGCAACCACAGACGGCAAGGGACGTCAGGCCGCGCTTACCTTCGAAGTGCAAGAGCCAGAGGAGTTCAAGGGCCGCAAGTTTTGGTCCTATTGGACCATGTTGCACGCAGATGAGTTCAAGCACGGCGCGTACAAGTATGGCAAGCCGATGTTCGATCGCTTCTGCCGTGCCGTGCAGGTGCTTGTCGAGAAAGGCACGGATAGCGACGATCTCTTGTTCAAATCGTTCGTTGTCGAGATCGGCATTCAGCCTGGAAACGGCACCAATCCCAAAACCGGCCAGCCGTATAAGGACAAGAACCAAATCGAGCGCTTCTACTACGAAGACGACCAGGCAAAAGAGCCCGTGCCGGAACTCGGCGTGATTGGCGACGGCACGATGCCTGCCAAGCCCGCGGCCAGCAACGACAATAAGGCGCCGGCTAAGACCGAAACGGCAGCTCCGGCTGCGGCCAAGAAGACTCCGTGGGGAGCGAAGAAGGCGGCCTAACCCACTAACGGCGGGCTTCGGCCCGCCACCTTCCACAAGAGGAGCAACACATGCGCGCTTCGCGCCACGAACTCACGCGCCTACTCGCCAGCGTTACGAAGGCAGTACCGGCGCGCAATACCATTCCTTCGTTGAACACGGTGCGCCTTGTCGCCAAGGATGGCAAGCTTACCGCAACAGCGACCGACCTTGACGTCGAGATCACCGGCACCATTGATGCAGAGGGGGATTTCGCCGCCTGTATCGATGCCAAGCTGCTCGCTGGCATCGTTGCAAAGGTTAGCGGCGACACCATCGAAATCGAAGAAGACGACCGCAACGCCACGCTCAAGGCTGGTCGTTCCAAGTTCAAACTCGAGACGCTGCCGGTTGCGGATTTCCCGACGCTTGAACACGGCAAGTTCACCGCTGAGTTCGAAGCCGACCTGGCTGCCATCTTTGGCCGCGTGGCGTTCGCCATGTCGCAGGAGACGACGCGCTTCTATCTGTGCGGTGTGTTCCTGCAGCCTGATGCCGTGACGGCCACAGATGGCCACCGCCTCGCCACGCGCAAGATCGACAAGCTCGGCAAGTTCGCACCGGTCATCGTGCCGCGGAACCTGGTTGCGATGCTTCCTGCCGGCAATGCGAAGGTGCGGCTGTCCAGCGGCAAGATCCAGATTGAATACCCGACCGCCACCATCACCTCACGCTTAGTTGAGGGATCGTTCCCCGACTACGAGCGAGTCATTCCGGCCAACAACGACAAGATTGCCGCGGTCGACGCCGACGCTCTGCGCCAGGCTGCCGGCCGTGTGGCGCTGATCTCCAATGAACGCGGCAAGGGCGTCAAACTCGTCGTCAACACTGATGGCATCGGTTTGTGGGCACGCGGTAGCGGCGAGGCTGAGGACTCTGTCGAGGCAGAGTACGAAGGCGAGCAGGTCGAGGTCGGCATGAACGCGCAATACCTAGCCGACATCCTCACCGCCATGCCTGACGGTGCCACCAACGTTGCGATCGCCGATGGTGGCTCGCCGGTTCTGTTCACCTCGCCGGCCGATGCGTCTCTGCGCATCGTTGGCATGCCGATGAGGGTGTGAGCGATGGAGGCGGAAGTCGAGAAGTTGTTGCGCAAGGCGATTGCCGAACTACGCAGCGGAAACGCAGATGAGGCGCTTCTGATTTTGGAACGCACCGTCGATCCGAAATTTGAATCAATCGGCGACGCGTCAATTGCGATGCTGGACCATCGGCTCCTATCGAAGAAGAAACGCGCATGACCGCCGCAGCAACCCAACTTGAGGTGGCCGCGCAGCACCTAAGAGAAGCCGCGCTTATCGTGCGCGGCAAGAGCTATCGGCAGGAAAGCTACGACCTCGAGCGCGTGGCCTTTGATTGCGAGAAGGTGGCTGCGGCAGAGGTGGAGAAGAGTAAGTGAGCGATACCAAGAAAGAAGTTTGGAGCATCGACGTCAACCGCATGTCGTGCCTTAAGGTTGTGTTTGCCGAGCCTGTCACAAGGGCAGAGGCAATAGATCTCTTCCATGACGAGGACTATGAGGACGTCATTGACGAGGAAGACCACGGCGTCGAAGTCGTTGGTGCCCGCTGATGACTTGCCTAGTCGGCCTCATTGATAACGACCGCGTGTTTATCTGTGGCGACAGTGCCGCCGTAGCTGGTGACGCCGTCGAAACCAAGCTCAATCGCAAGGTCTTCCGAAATGGCGACTATGTGATTGGCTTCACCGGCTCGTTCCGCGTTGGGCAGTTGTTGCAGTATGCAACGCTGCCTGCCGTAGAAGGCGACGCCATGGCGCACATCGTCAATGAAGTCGTGCCCATCTTGCGCGGTTTCGCCGGCAAGGAGACCGACGAAATCCTAATCTGCGTTGCCGCCGTTGGCGACAAAGGCCGCCTATTCAAAATCAGCAGCGACTACAGCGTTGCCGAATATCCGGCTTACACCGCGGCGGGCCAGGGCGAGCCGTATGCGCTCGGCAGGCTACACGGCTCGTTGGGCGCGCCAGAACAACGCGTGGTGGCCGCGCTAGCCGCCGCTGAAGCGCATTGCGGTGCTGTAAGGGCGCCGTTTCACATTGAGGTGTGTTGAGTGGCAAAAATCCCCACAGAAACGCCAGGTGAGACGCCAACCGTAGTGGCGATTTATGCCGCTTATGAGGCCGAGCATGAGCATTACGATAGCCTTGGCATATCGGTAGGCGAGGCGGCTACGGAATGCGATCGCGCGCTATGGTACACCTTCCGGTGGGCGAGCGAGCCTGAACAACTAGCGGGCCGCCAACTGCGTCTGTTTCAGACCGGCAATCTTGAGGAAGACCGACTGGTTGCTGACCTGCAACGCATTGGCGTCGAAGTGTACGGCCAGCAGGACCGCATTCGGCTTGTCGGCTCGCATGTCCGCGGCAAGTGCGACGGCAAGGGCATGAACATACCAGAGGCGCCGCAGACCGAGCACCTTCTGGAATTCAAGTCATCCAACGAAAAGGGGATGAAGGATCTTCACAAGCACGACCCGCGCCATGGCGGCAAGGGCATCCGCGTAAGCAAGCCGTTGCACTTTGGCCAGTGCCAGCTTGGAATGCACCAATTCGGTTTATCACGCGCGCTGTACCTGGCGGCATGCAAGAACACCGATACGCTCTATTCCGAGCGCGTTGAGTACGACGTTGAATGGACGCTGCGCCAGTTGGCTCGAGCCGAGCGCATTATCAACTCTGCAGAGCCGCCAAGCCGCATAAGCGAAAAGCAGGACTTCTTCGGTTGCCGCTTCTGCCGGCACCGTGAGGTTTGCCACGAGGCGAAACTGCCGCGAGTGACTTGCCGCTCTTGCTTGCATTCGACTCCTGAAATGGGAGGCGATGCGGCGTGGTCGTGCGCCAGGTGGAGCAAGCCGCTCGCCGTGCAAGAGCAAAAGGATTCGTGTCCAGCGCACCTATTCATCCCGGCGCTAGTGCCGGGCGAACTTCTGGACGTGGATGAGGAAAATGAGCGGATCCGTTATCGCATGGCGGATGGGTCTGAATGGATTGATGGAGGCGTGAGTGACGACATTGCAGCGGCGGCCTAAAGAGTTCGACAAAGCCGTAATGGCCTATCTTCCCGGCCTCAAGAAACTAGCACGCAAACTTACCAAAACAATGGACGAGCGCGACGAGCTCGTGCAGGACACTATGGCTTATGTGTTCAACCATTGGACGAACTTCCGCAACGACCCGTCCGCACCACGCAATGGCATGTACAATTGGCTGACGCTCAATATGCGCTCTATCGCGCAGGGCAAGCGCCATGTCGCGGCTAACGCGCGCAAGAACATGCCGAAAGAAACGTTGGCAGCGCTTGTGGGTGTTTCGACGCCTGCCAACCAAGAGGACATCGTTTACGCCAACCAGATCGTGCGGCGCCTATCGCGTAGCCGTGAAGGCCGCATGCTTGTGCGCATCGGTGGCGGCGAGATGCTTAAGGATGTTGCCGCCCGCCGCGGCATTGGCGTCGAGCGCGTGCGGCAGCTTACCGAGCGAGCACGTGAAGAGTTGGTGCGTAGGGTGGCGGCTTGATGCAACTCCGCGATTATCAGAGAGCCGCTGTCGATGCGCTATTCGCCTATTGGCAGGATAAGGCAGGCTCGCCGCTTATCGTCTTGCCGACCGGAGCAGGAAAAAGCCTAGTGCTTGCCACCATCTGCAAGGAACTGCTTGCCGGCTATCCAGAAATGCGGATCCTGATCGTCACGCATGTCCGCGAGCTCATCCTTGGCAACTACAAGGAGTTGCTGACTATCTGGCCGTTTGCGCCGGCAGGCATCTATTCGGCTGGCGTTGGCCGCCGCGACTCGCATGCGCAAATCGTCTTTGGCGGCGTTCAAACGATCTACAACAAGACCGAGGAGCTTGGCCACTTCGACCTTGTGGCGATCGATGAGGCGCACCTCATCCCGCGCAAGGCCGACACGCAGTACGGCAAGCTGTTTGCAGGCCTCGAGGCTATCAACCCCGACGTCAAGCGCATTGGGCTGACCGCTACGGACTACCGCCTTGGCGAGGGCCGCCTCACCGAAGGCGAAGGCGCCATGTTCGATGACGTATGCTTTGAACAGCCCATCGGCGACATGATCGACGGCGGCTACCTCTGCCGTCCGATCAGCAAGGGCATGGCTACGGCGTTCGACCTGACTGGCGTCGGCAAGGTTGGCGGCGATTATAATCAAGGCAAGTTGCAGGCCGCCGTCGACAAAGATGACGTCAACGCAGCGGTGGTCGATGAAATCCTGACATATGGTCGCGTCCGGCGCGCGTGGCTGTTGTTCTGCAGCGGTGTCGAACATGCCTTTCACATGCGCGACGAGATACGCAGCAGGGGCATTACCTGTGAGGCGATTTCCGGCGAGACACCAACCGCAGAGCGCGACCGTATCCTGGCCGATTTCAAGGCTGGTAAGATTAAGGCGGTGAGCAACAATTCGGTGCTGACCACAGGCACAAATCTGCCGATCATCGACTTGGTTGCGTTCTGCCGCCCGACTCTGTCCGCTGGGCTCTATGTGCAGATGGCTGGGCGCGGCTTGCGTCTTTATCCCGGCAAGGAGAACTGTTTGTTTCTCGACTTCGCTGGCGTGGTGCGCAAGCACGGGCCGATCGATGCCGTTGTACCGCCGCACATGCGCAGCGGTAGCGGCGAGGCGCCGGTCAAGCAGTGTCCGCAGGACCGGCCAGACGCCAAAGGTCAGAGTGGCTGCGGCTCTCTGGTGCATGCGTCCGCACGCTGCTGCCCGGATTGCGGATACGACTTCCCGATTGACGACGCGCCGAAGATTACAGGCCAAGCCGAAGACGTACCGATGCTGTCTCGCGGCGAGGCAACGTGGCGTCCAGTCACCGAGCGGCGATTCGACTTCCATGAAGGCAAGGGCGACAAGCCGCCTAGCGTGAAGGTGACTTACACATGCGGCATGACGGCAATCCGCGAATGGCTTTGCCCACAGCATCAGGGCTTTGCCAAGAACAAGGCTAACCGTTGGTGGGCGCAACATTCGGGCGGCCGGCCGTTCCCTGACAGTGTGATGGCCTGGCTTGAGCGGCAACGCGAATTGAATGTGACCGCCGAAATAGCGGTGGCCCCTGACGGGAAATATTGGACGGTGAAGGACGTGCGCGCAGGAACCGAGAAGGCGCACGACAACGACAACGAGCCGACCGCAGCTAACGACAATGGAATTGGAAACGTAAGGTGGAGTGAACTTGATGACTCGATCCCATTTTAGCAGGACACCCGCAGAAGTCCTCACCGCCGAACTGCGCGGCTGCTGCAATAGCTACGTTGGCGCACCGGCACTAGCGGTGCAGTGCGTTAGCGCGTTGCGTGCGGCTGGCTACATCATTGTGCGCGAGGACGCCATTAGGCTCGCTCAAGCACACGCTCGCGACGGGTGGGAAATACGCGAAGCCGCATAAATACCGAATATACGCACAACCGTATAACCTAATGAAACGTTGGCGATACATATTCGCCAGATATGAAGCGTGAAGGTTACAAAATGACCCTACTAAACCCCGCCGCCGTTATCGGCCACAACCACCCGACAGACCCGATTGACGATTCCCTCCAAGCAATCGCTGACCTTTACGACGAGGCGCGCCATTTTGCCGATGGTCAAGCCATAGACTCAGAGGCAATGCATGACACCGTAACGGCGCTGCGCGATGCAATCCATGAGGCCGGCAAGGCTGCCGACGCACTTCGTGTGGAAGCCAAGAAGCCGCTGGACGAGCAGATTGCCGCCATTCAGGAGCGGTTCAATCCGTTTATTCAGCCGAAGAAAGGTAAGGTCGACCAGGCTAAGGCGTCTCTAGGCGAACTGCTTGCCGCGTGGCGCAAGCGCATTGCGGACGAGAAGGCAGCCATTGCCGCGGCTGCACGCCTTGAGGCCGAGCGCATCGCCAAGGAGGCGCAGGACGCTATCCGCGCTAGCGCTGGCAACCTTGCGGCACGCGAGGAAGCGGAGGCGCTGCTTGTCGAGGCTAAGCAGGCGGAGAAGCAGGCCAGGCGCGACGACAAGGCGGCAGCCAGCGGACTTGGTCTGCGCACTATTTGGCGGGCGGAACTGAAGGACGAGGCCGCGGCGCTGGATTGGGCGTATGGGCGCGCGCCGGAGCAATTCCGGCAGATGGTGCAGACAATGGCCGAAGGCGTTGTGCGTGCCGGTATGCGGTCGGTGCCAGGGTTTCGGGTGTTTGAGGAGAAGGTGGTTTGATGTTCTGGCTTGCATTTTATCTGTACGTCGGCGGCCTTCCGCTTGCGGTTGGCTTTGTCAACTCTGTAGCCGATGGCCGACCGTACAAGAAGGCCGCAGTAGTTGCCGCATGGCCGCTCATTCTGCCGCCCGTCTTTGCCTATGCTTTCACCGCTGCGCTGTTGGGTTTCGCATGACCTACTCCATCGCTTGGCTATCCGCACCACACGAATACGAGCCGGATTACGAAGCCTATTGGCGCGATCTGGAATCGCTTGAAGAAGCAATGGCCAACGTCGCTGCTTACGAGGATTGGTTTGTTGAATATGACGCTTCCTGAAGGCCCGTTCGGCTGCATCCTTGCGGATCCTCCGTGGTCGTTCCGTACCTATGCAAACGACAACGTGGCACCTGCACGCGGCGAGCAGCCGTATCCGGTGATGTCGCTTGACGCCATCAAGGCGCTACCCGTCGCAGCGGTTGCTGCCAAGGACTGCCTTCTGTTCATGTGGACGGTAAGCCATCTGCAATCGCAGGCATTCGACGTCGGCCGCGCGTGGGGATTTGAGCCTGTGAGCGTCGCCTTTGTTTGGGACAAGGGCAAGATGGGAATGGGCTACTGGACGCGACAGGAGGTGGAGATTTGCCATCTTTTTAAGCGCGGTAAGCCACGGCGCCTAGGCAAAGGTGTGCGCCAGGTAATCCGCGCACCGCGCCGCGAGCATAGCCGCAAGCCGGATGAGCAATATGAGAGGATAGAGCGATTGGTTGACGGGCCGTATCTAGAGCTATTCGCGCGCCAAGCCTGGCCGAATTGGCGAGCGTGGGGAAATCAGACCGACAAGTTTGCGGCGAATGATAACGGCTTGCCGCTGTTTAAGGAGGTAGCATGAACCTGCACGGCACAGACCTTTTCGGCGAAGCCGTCGAAAAGAAACACACAAGTAAGCTTGGGGACACGTTCTTAATCCCGCCATTTAGCGTCCTTTCGGCGCGCGAGGGATGGTGGCAGGAACGCAAGCGCGCCTGGTTGGCGATGGGGATTCAGAGTGAATTGGGCCGCGGTGAGGACCTAACGGCCATGGGGGGGGCAATCGAGCGACGTGAAGCAATCAAGAAATCCGGCACAAGAAAGGCAGAATGTCGGGCGGCGGAGGACCAAATAGCGTGATGCGTGGACTTACTGGAATAGGAAAATACGCAAAGTGAAGCCGATAGTTGAAGTTCACGACGGGATACACGTCATACGCGATGACCTATATCCTGGCGGCACAAAGGCGCGCTTCATTCCAGCGCTGTTCGATGACGCCGACGAGATCGTCTACGCCACGCCATGCGAAGGCGGTGCGCAGACGGCGCTAGCGCATGTGGCGGCACAATTGGGCAAGCGAGCAACGCTATTCTGCGCCGCACGCAAGGAACAGCATCCTCGCGTTGCGATGGGGCAGCGCTTAGGCGCATCATACCATTTCGTAGCGCCTGGCTACCTTTCTGTCGTGCAGGCAAGAGCGGAAGAATACTGCGACCGAACAGGAGCCAGGTTAGCAAGATTCGGGATGCCTGGTGCTGTCGATGCAATAGTGCAGGCGGCATTGGCTACCGGGATGGTTCCTGACGAGGTATGGTGCGCATCGGGCAGCGGTACACTTGCGCGCGGATTGGCAAGGGCGTGGCCTTGGGCGAGCCGGTATTCAGTCGAGGTTGGGCGAGAACTGACCTATCGCGACGTCGATAACGCCATTATTGTCAAGCAGTCGTTGCCATTCGGAAAACCACACAAGCAACAACCGCCTTTTCCGTCAGATCCGCACTACGACGCCAAGGCGTGGGCAGAATGCAAAGCCCGCCATGGCGGCGGGCTAGTGCTGTTTTGGAATGTGACTGGTCCAGCTATTGCGTAAGCTCTGCTAAAGCCTTGTCGCGATAACGCATGATTGCCTTCGGGCTTGTCGACACTGGATTGATATGGAAACTTCGCAAACCATCGACGTCGCGCGCCTCTACCATGGCCACGACGGCAGCCAGTTTTCCGCGATAGCGTTCGTGCGTCTTGGCGCTAAAATCTGGCGGCGTAAGGCCGATCTGCTTCTTGCGCGCCTTGCGAACGCTCGGAATGGCACTCCAACTTTCAGCGTTAGCGGCAGCGGTCGGATGGCTTTCAGGTTTGAGATTTTCGATATTGACGATAGCGCGCCACGTCCAGTTTCCATTGTCGCACTTGGTCGTCTCGAATTCCTTGCCCTCGGATGCATCTTTTCCGAGCGCCGCTTTGGCAGCGCGTTGTGCATTGAAGCGTTTTGCGAAAGTCTTGGTCATGCCGTATCTCCTTGTGAGTTCTTCGGTTGCGTTCGGTTAAGCGTTATAGGTTTCAGGAACAAGGAACTGCCTGCCGCTAGGCAGTTGCGCGTAAACAAGGGCCTTACGGCCATTGTGATAATGTGCTGCCATTTGATCGCCAACGGTGCGAGCAGCCGCAAGGCTGCCACTTTCGTGCCTGGCATATTGGCCGCGCCCTAGAAATATTGACGTCACGAAAGACGTGGCGCGCGGCAATTCCGACAACATAGCGGCGTCGGCTTCATGTGAATTCTTATGCATCGATTCTCGCTCCGGTTGTGGTCGGAGAGAGCCTCATACTCGCAAAGAGAGCAACAGGAAAAATCAAACCATGGCAAAAAACTTTGCACGGACCTTCGGACAAGACCTTATGCGCGGTGAACATGTTGTTGGTAAAACCGGGGGAGCCGCCGAAGGGCTGACCTTCGGCGGCTTTAACGAAGATTTGTCCGTGCCGCAATCCGGCACCTCCATCTTCGACCCGGTTCTTTGTGAGCTTTCTTACCGCTGGTTCTGCCCGCCTGGTGGCAAGATACTGGATCCGTTTGCCGGTGGTAGCGTTCGCGGAATCGTCGCAAGCTCGCTTGGCTTTGCCTATACCGGGGTTGAATTGCGTGCCGAGCAGGTAGCTGCCAACCGGGCGCAGGCACACATCGGAACTGGTCCTGTGCCGCAATGGCATATTGGCGATAGTCGCGGAATTAAAGACATAGCTCCGGGCGATTACGACATGGTGTTTAGTTGTCCTCCGTATGCCGACCTTGAGGTTTACAGCGACAATCCAGCCGATCTATCGACGCTTGATTACGGCGCCTTTCTTGCCGCGTATCGTGACATTATCGCGTCAACGTGCGCCATGCTGAAAGAGAACCGCTTTGCCGTCTTTGTTGTCGGCGAGGTTCGCGACAAGCGAGGCAACTATTACGGTTTTGTGCCTGATACCATCAATGCTTTCCGCGACGCGGGCCTAAGCTATTACAACGAGGCGATTCTCGTCACTGCTGCGGGTAGCCTGCCGATCCGTACCGGGAAGCAATTCAGAACAAGCCGCAAGGTCGGCAAGACGCATCAAAATGTTTTGGTGTTCTGCAAAGGCGACGGCAAGCGTGCCGCCGTGGCATGCGAAGCGGCGAATGATAATAAGGAGTCCGCATGACTATACCACCCGAACACATTCCCGCCGACTGCCACTTCTGCGGCAAGCACGCCATCGGCCTAGGCATTGGCCCAAACCCTAAAGACCCCCGCTGGCTGTGCGCCGAGTGCAGCCTGATCCTTGAGGACTTCAAGAAGATCAAGCGCGCCGATGCCTACGAAATCCGCGCCCTTGATGGTGGCGATGCCAGCGCTGAGAACTATTGCGCGGACATTGGGAAGACGGACATGGCGGACATGGACGACCTAGAGCGGCGGATGCTGTGGAAGGCCGTTTGGGATGGGTGTGCGAATGAACTGCGCCGATTAGTCCGCAACCAAGAGGCTCCTTTCTGATGAGAGCCCTAGACCTATTCAGCGCTGCGGCTGGCGGCTGGTCCCTTGGGATGCATCGCGCCGGCTATCGCACAATTGCAGCCTGCGAAGTCATTGATTGGCGGCGCGCGCTCTACTCGCAAAACAATCCCGGAGTTCCTGTCTATGACGACGTTACCACCCTCACCGCAGACAGACTTGTTCGGGATGGTGTTGGACTTCCCGACATCATCGTCGGCTCGCCGCCATGCCAGGACATCTCAAGCGCAAACACCAAAGGCAAAGGCGTCGACGGCGAGCGGAGCGGCCTCTACTTCGAAGCCGTCCGCCTCATTGACGAATGCCGACCTCGTTGGTTCGCTCTTGAAAATAGCGCTAATCTCAGAACTCGAGGAGCAGACCGGATCATCGATGCGCTGGCGGCAATCGGCTACACCTGCTGGCCATTCGTGGTTAGTGCTGGAGACATCGGAGCCAACCATGAGCGCAAGCGAAGCTGGCTTATCGGATACTCAATTGCCGACGCCAACCGCAACTTCGTACGGGAGCAATCAGGGCGGAGCGGCAGGCCGGACTGGACCGGTGAGGCCGTCGCTGAATTCTCTGCTGACAGGGAAAGAGGCGTTGCTCGCAACGCCTCGAAAGACGGATGCGGACAGGGGCGGACGTGGCGACGTGTTGAGTCAATTGAGGGGCTATCCGTCGAAGCATGCGGGGATGCCAACGCCACGGGCGTCGGATATGAAGGCAGGCGGCCACGGAGACACTGGGCGCATGGGGACGGTGCGGCATCAACTTTCGCTGACACCAACGGCCAAGGGCAACTTGACAGCGCCATCAATGGCCAAGTGGGCGGGAGCGAGGGCGCTAGCGGCGCTATTGCAGAGCCATGGTCTGACTGGAACGGCGGCCTTGCCCATCACCTACGGGTGGATGATGGGCTATCCGCCTGGGTGGCTAAGTCGCGCATTGCAGTCGGCAGTCCAAGAGGGACTATTGCAGCCAGTCTTATCGTCGAAGCATTTGGCGATGCGGTCCTCCCGCAAATCCCCGAAGCAATCGGCCGCGCAATCCTGCGCGTAGAGCGGGCTTTGGCTGCCATCACCGCTAAGCCCACCGCCGCCAACGACAATAACGCCAATCAGGACCAAGCAATTGCAGCAGCCTAGTTCGTTGGAAACCGCTCGCTGGTACACCAGCCACGGCGTATCCGTGTTTCCGTGCCGAGAAGTCGAATCCGACGAGATGGATCCGGCAACCGGCGAATTCACATTGCGGCCGGAAAAATCCCCTTACAATTCGAATGGCCTGAAAGGCGCCACGCGCTCGACGCGCATTGTCGACATCTTCTTTGGCGACAAATTTCCTGCCGCGGCGGTCGGCGTGCCTACCGGTGAGCCGTTAGGCGCATGGGTGCTTGACCTCGACAAGCACGGCGATCGCGACGGCCACGAATGGCTGGCCGAAATGGAGGCCAAGCATGGTCCGCTTCCTGATACGGCACGCGCCAGCACGGCCAATGGCGGAACGCACATATTCTTCCGCCACGTCGATGGCGTGCGCAATCGTGCGGCTATCGCTCCAGGCGTGGATACTAGGGGTGACGGCGGCTATATCCTGGCACCAGGAAGCAAGATGGCCGATGGCCGCGCCTACAAATGGACGAACCACGACGGCCACGGCATGCCGACATTTGCCGAGGCGCCGCAATGGTTGCTTGACATGGTGGTCGGCAAGCTGGCCGCACCAGAGCAGCGCAGCGAGTATGTGTATCGTCCGATCGAGTCCGTCAACGAACGCTATGTAAGTCGCGCCGTTGAGGACGAGTGCGCCAAGATGGCGTCTGCCGCGGTGGGTAATCGCGGTGCGCAACTGTTCTCGAGCGCGTGCGCATTGGGCGAGATCGTCGCGGCCGGCGCCTTGACGCGAGCCGATGCCGAGGACCGTTTATATGCGGCGGCCGAGGCTTCTGGTCTGGTCAAGAAGGATGGCACCAAATCCTGCCGCGACAAGATCAAGCGCGGCTTGGATAAGACGGCCAATAGTCCGCGACAGATACCCGTCATCGAAACAGCGCCATCTATTGACCCGACCGACATGGTTGCGGCGTATGATGCCAAGAAGGCGGCGCCACAGCCAACCGCAGACGCCGAGCCAGAGCAACCCGCAGCAACACAGCCACAGCCAAAGCCGCGCAGCAAAGAGCGATTCGAAAAGACATGGTTCGATGAAATCGAGGAAGGCGCGCCGAAGGAAACGCTAATCAAAGGACTGCTTGGCGTGGGCGAATACACCACGGTGAGCGGTCTGCCGGGCACGGGCAAAAGCGTGATTGTGACCGACCTTGCCTGCCACGTTGCGGCGGGCATGGATTGGCACGGACGCAAGCTCAAAAAGCGCGGCTTGGTTATCTATGTGGCGGCCGAGCGAAAGAAGCTTACCGAGCGTCGCATGATGGCCTTCCGCAAGCACCACGGCGTTAAGGACGTGCCGCTGCTTGTGGTAGGCGGCAGACTGGACTTCACGCGCAATCTTGACGACGCGCGGGCGCTGATTGCGCTTATCAAGGAGGCCGAAACCGAAACCGACCTGCCGTGCGTGTGGGTCATTATCGACACGCTAACGCGTGTGTTCGGTGCCGGCGACCAGAATGCATCAAAGGACATGACCAAGTTTGTGCAGTCATGCGACGAGATCCTGATAGCCACACAGGCGCACGTCACGGCCATCCATCACAGCGCATGGTCAGGCGAACGCGGTAAGGGTGCCATCGACTTGGATGGCGCGGTGGACGCCAGCTACATGGTCAAGAAAGAGCATGGCAAATACAAGCTGGTATGCGACGGCACCAACGACGGCGACGAGGGCGACATCCTGGCCTTCAAGATGGAATCGATAGAGCTCAGTCGCGACGAGGATGGCGAGCCTACAAGCGCACCTGTGGTGGTGCAGCTTGAGCCTGACACGGTGCCAACGAGCGGCACGCTGAAGGGCTACAAGGGCGAGGTTCTTGCCGCACTGCATACCGCTATCGAGCGGGATGGCATCGAACCGGAAGGCGACGCGTTTCCCGAAGAGATAAACGTGGTCGACCTAGAGACGTGGAAAAAGCACTTCTATGCTGCCCGCGATATGGAGTCGGTTTCGGTGGCTGCGACCACGAAAAAGCAGTTCCAGCGCGCACCGGATGACCTGGTGAAGGCGGGTCACGTCAACCAAATTGGGCTGTGGTATTGGGCGGCTTAGCTATGCACATAGCGCATAGCTAAATACGCTAGCTATGCGCTACACGCAGGGACAAACGGGACAACGAAAAATGGCTTTGTCCCGGCTTTTGTCCCGTTTGTATACAAACGATCGGGACAAAGAGGGACAAAATCGGGACAAAAAAAGACAATTGTTTTCAATAACTTAACCTAGTCTTGTCCCGCTTGTCCCGATTTTGTCCCGATTTTTATACACCCGAACACCACTTGGGACAAAATCCCCCCTTTCTTTAGAAAGGGGATTTGTCCCGATAGTTTGTCCCGGAAGAAAAGAATAGAAAATGTCCCTGCCGCTAGTGTCGCCTGCCACCGCTTCTGCAGCCAGCCAGGCAACCCACCTCGCGCACCGCCAAATCGTCATCGACACCGAAACCACTGGCGTCGACATCCGCACCGACCGCGTTGCCGAGATTGGCGCCGTGGAGCTTATCGACCTTCGGCCCGCTAGAACGTTCCATGCCTACGTCAATCCCGGTATGCCGATGCCGGCCGATGCTACCGCGGTTCACGGGCTGACCGACGCGGTCCTGGCCGGTTGCAACACTTTCGCCGCCACAGCGCACGAACTGTTGCAATTCATCGGCGACGCACCGTTGGTAGCGCACAATGCGTCTTTTGACATTGGCATCCTGAATGCCGAGCTCGTCCGCTGCGGTATGCCCATTCTGGCCAACACCGTCGTTGATACGCTTGCCATGGCCCGCGCAAAGCATCCTGGCGCCTCGGCTAGCCTTGACGCGCTGTGCAAGCGCTATGGCATATCCACCGCAGCCAGAACGAAGCACGGCGCATTGCTTGACGCTGAATTGCTTGCCTCTGTGTACGTCGAACTGATCGGCAGGCAGACCGGCTTGGATCTTGTTGTTGCGCAGGAGGCTATTGAGGTTGGCGAGCTTGTGGCGCGGGCTGTACCGCTGCCAGCGCGGATAACGGCGGCAGAGAATGCGGCGCATGCAGCTATGCTATCGGAAATGCCGAACAATTTTTGGAGCAGGATATGACAAAAGCAACAAGTCAGACGGTGCGCATCAATGGCGCCCGCGTGCGGCTCGTCACGAAGGATGGCAAAGTCACCATGAAGCCGGCAGCAATGCTCGAGGAGGACATGCAAGCGGCTATGGTGGAAGCGCTGCGCAAGATGCCTGAGTATGGCAAGCAGTTCTTGTTCGCTGGTGACATGAATGCCGAGCGCCGCGGACACAAGGCGCGCACCAAAGCACTAAAGACCGGCATGGCGGCCGGCGAGCCAGACATGCGCATCTACGGCGTTGGCGGGCGACTGCTGCTTATCGAAAACAAGGTCGGCAACGCGGCGCTCACAGCAAGCCAGGAGCGCAGGCATCCGGCCTTGGCCGCGATAGGGCATCCGGTAACTGTTGTGCGCGCCACTACAAAAGAGGATGCGGCTGCGCAGGCTGTTAGCTTGGTGCGCGGATGGTTGGCTGAAAATAATCTGCAAAAAGCTGCATAACGCTATTGCGCTACTAACGCAGATGCGCTATAGGTATCTCAACAACGAAGGAGATACGGAAATGCTCACCAACGACCAGATGAAGGCGGGCCGCTACCTCAAGATGCAGCGCGGTAAGCGCCTCTTCGCCCGCATGAACGCTTGCTGGAATAACGGTGGCTTTGTGCGTATCGGCACCGCGACACGCTACAGCGATTATAAGCCGAACTGCCGCGATCTCGTATGGCTCGGTAAGTCTGGCTCACTGTTCGTGAAGCGCGGCAAGGCAAACGACTGCATCGACTTCTGCAGCATCCAGTTTTCTGCATAATTTTCACGTAACGCTATTGCGTTATAGCGAAAATGCGTTATAGTGGTGGTCATCAACAAGGAGCAAGGCAATGACGACCGACCAAATCACTCGCTTCGTTTCGATGGCCAGCAACGAACTCCTGCGCGAAATCGTTGCATCGAATTCCAAGAAGTGGGCTTGGCATCGTTATCACGCCAAGGTCGAGCTTGCCCGCCGCGATGCAGAAGTCACTTTCGCTTAAGAGGAGAAACCAATGACCTTGCAATTCCCGACTATGGCCGAGAAGGCTCTCGCCGAATTCAATTCGTCCGACAAAACCGTTGCGCTGGCGAAGATTGCCAAGCGCATGGGCGCGGACGTTGAGACGCCATTCGATGGCGGCATGACCTACACATTCGATGACGACACTTCGATTGTCGTTGAAGGGCGCGGCAAGTCGTGGAAAGCGCGCACCGAACTGCCGTGACCAACCAAGAATTCCGCGAAATCAGGCTCCGTTTGGGAATGACCCAAGCGGAGCTTGCGTCTTTTCTAGACTACGGCTCGCCGATGCGTATTAGCGAATTCGAGCGCGCAACCAATCCGCGACCAGTGCCGCGCCTGCTTGCGCTAGTCATGCAGGCGCTAGATAGCGGCTGGCGGCCAGCCTAGCCGCTTGACATTATAGGCGAAATCGCCTATATGTCGTGTCAAGCCGATTCCAAATCACAACATATGGGGACAACATGGCTCGCCACGGCGATCTAGCTCAGCAGCTTATGGCCTGGCGCAATAAGCCGGAAGGACCGATTGAGCCGGTGAAGACGAACTGGAGCGTCATTCCGGCCAACGACAATAATCCGGAGGAAGTTGCAGAGCTTGGCGTTGAGCGTTCGTGGCGCATGACGCCAAGCGTTGGCGAGATAATGGCCAACGTCTTTACGCACGATGTCGAGCGCAACGATGCCGGCCAGATAGTGCGTATCGGCAAGCTTCGGTTCAGCGACGGCTCGCAGACCGAGCGTGCTTATTGCTACGGACCTGAAGGCAAGATTGTACAGTATGATGAGCGTATGCCGACTGGCGCTATGCTCGAAACGCGCGACAAGCCGGAGGCGACGCTTGGCGGATCCGGCCATACAGAGCGCAGCGTCGTGGCTAGCAACAGCTATTTCGCCGAAATGTTCGACGTCGATTATCCTGTGCATGTGAAGGCTGGAAAGCCGAACAAGCGACGCGCGCTCATGACAAAGGAAGAGCAGTTGGATGTTTTGGCTACTCACCCGTGGCCAGAGATAACCGTTTGTCCACCAGCATTGCCGTCTGGCGGTGAGCGTGTAGCAGAAAACTTCGTAGGCATGCACAAGGGCAAGAAAGGCGAAAGCGGCGCGATCGCTTGGGAAGATATCGCCATGTCCAAGGTGCATCGCGAGGTTTGGGATGCGACCATGCGCTACCTGTCCGAACAGGATATCGAGACTCTGGACAATGCTATGGAAGCGAGGACATTGGCCGACATAGCGCCTGGCGGCACAAACAGAGGTGCTAGAAAGCGCGGCGTTCGCAGGTTGGTGGAAGCCAACGACAATTTGCGCGAGGCAAGGAACCTTGCCGCTTGAGTTCCGATTTTCGATTTGAGCACGGAGTATAGTGAAGGGGTCGCTTAGCGACCCCAAACACTTCCGTGCGCTTTGCGACGGACCCGACGCCATGCTGCAGAGCCTTACGGCAGGTGCAGCCGCTGAGTGTCGGGTAACTATGTGGCCCTGGCGTGGTGCTTGCGCACCTATCAGATAATAGGTTCACCGCATGGGGACCGGCTCATATGCATCGCCGCTTGGCGCCGCCTCCTCTCGGCGACTTGTGGCGGTTTCGCTGCCGGTTGAGGTTCGCATCGATAAAGCGAGCGCCTCCCGGCAGCGCTCAATTCAACGCTGTCGTATTCTTGCGGCGGCAATTTCCGGGGCAGCACAATTGCGCCTTCGTGAAAGGTCGGCACCGGACCAGCGCACATTGGCGCAAAACGTGGTGTGAGTATTTGCCAGTGTGGCGCAATGGTAGCGCTGGCGCCTTGTAGGCGTCGGGTTGCAGGTTCAAGTCCTGACGCTGGCTCCATGTTCAACAAAATATGAGGATGTTACGCACATGTTCGATCTCATCGCCCTAGCCGCTATTGCTGGCGCCGCTTGGTACTTCTGGCCGCAGATTACCGCATTCGTTAAGACTCACACTGCCAGCACTACAGACGCCGAATAGTCAACGTTCATTAGAGGAGAACACACATGAACGCACACCTTAACAGCCCTTGGTTCAGCGCCGAGCCGGTCGTTACCGACGACGCCTTCTATCCCGGCGACGTAGTTACCCTGCTTACCGGCTCGCCGCTTATGACAGTTCTATCTGTATGCGAGCACGGTTGCGTTGAGGTCGCTTGGTATGACGACCACAAAGGCATGAACATTGATGCCTATCCAGAGGAAGCGCTGGTGCATTGGGATGGTAGCG